ATTAATTTCAAATTTGAATTGAATATCCCGACTTTCATTCCCCAAAAGCCCGATTTTTGCCTTATTATTCGCTTGCCCACCACCCCAATTACTCATATTAAACTTTGCCGAACCCCATAGCGACCCGCCGGGCGTTAAATTCAGAGTAACCGGCGTACTATACGTCGTTCCGTAGTCCAAAAGCCAAGAAATATTCAAGTTCCAATTACCTTCACAATAATACCAGACATAAAGCCAACGCCAAACCTTAGTATGATCTTTATGTTCAGGTAATCCGTTAATTCCCGCCGTTACGAAATAAGAATCTATCGAATTACCGTAATCACTCGACCCCGAATCCAATTGATAGACTAATCCATTCGCAATTGACGATCCGCCATACAAATTCCCCGCATAATCAGTGAAATTCTGAATATTATGACCGCTAAATAATGACCACGCCCCCGTATTCGTGTCAGGATTACTTACCCGTTGATAATCATAAAGCATTATTTTGTCATTATTTTGGCTTAATCCGGTGGAAGGAACAGAAAACCAGAGTCTATTATTATGTAAACACCCAGCAGCGCCGGAAACAAGCGGATTATTCATTGCGAAAATATTAGGTTCGATATTAAAAGACTTCGAATCGCTTTGAAAACTACCAACTTGAGCGTCTGCCGCAGAAATAGCCAAATTATTCCCGGATAATGCAAATAATCCCTTTTAATTAAAAAATGTCATTAAATTATTATAGCCTACAAGGGATTTATGACTTTGACCACCATAAGCCGAGGATGCTTTAATCAAATACCAGTTGTCCGGACCAGTCGTACCGGTCGAATCAGGGATATAAAGCAGCCAAATAGACCCATTCCCGTTGCCATCGTTTTTATGAATTATGATTGAATTTCCTAAAAGCGTAATTCCGCTTATTGGATAACCGTCGCCATCATTCACATTCAAGAAATTAAGCGCCGGAAACCATTCTCCATCTTCAGGATTGCTGAAATATACCGTCATAGGGGCCGAAGGGTTTCCAGCTGCGAATACGCGACCCTGATATTGACAGGTAAATTTGCACGGTGGCATAGTTGCATTGTCGGTGGGAGCAAAAGTCACAAGGGAAACATCCGCATTATTATCCACGACTGCCGTTTGACCATTCACGACCTGAGTAACAAGCAAAAAAGTATCAGCCATGCCCGCAGTATTACGATAAATATTAATGCCGAATACCCCGGCGCTCGCCGGATAAATGGGGATCCCCGAAACGTTGACTTCGCCGCTCACAATAGCGAGCGCTGAGTTTACCGGCCCGATATTGCTTTCGACTTGAGCGGAATTTACGCCGGTCAAAAGGTATTGATATGTGCCATTGAGAAGGCCCGTACCGGCGCAGGCCGCCGAAACCACATTTACAGGAGCGCTCACACCAAACTTGGTGAAATAAGTACCATCCCATTTATATGGTTGTGCGTACCCATTGGTCATCATCAGCCGATTTTGATTCACCAGAAAGCACACATCGACACCAGCGGTATAAATGCCCGTGGAACCCGTAACCGGAACAAAAGAAGCCCCGGCAGCGTACCAGAGCGTCGAATTGCACATTGCCACAAGATAAGACGTGGAATTATTCAGTCGAAGCGCCGCCAGACCGTCAATAGTTGCGCTTGCGATAGGAGCATAAGGAGTCAATTGCCCGTTTCGAGTACCAACAGCTCCGAAATTATCAAAAGCCACATTCAAAAGGCTTGGCGACTGATTTATAGACAGAGTATTAGGCGCAGCCTTGGTATTAAGGCCGCCATCAAACACTGCTATTTCTACTTGATACTTCAATTTTACACCATTCCAGGATAAACCGCAGGGAACCGGTCACTATCCTTAACCATGTAAATTCTATCCGACGACTTCGAAGTGTTCCACGAACGTATAGCCGCTTGCAGATTTTCGTCGAACTTGCCCTTGTAAAAAGCAGCCCTATTATCTTCCTGGTCCTTGGAAAACATACGATACAGACAATAATCAGGCAGTAATTGATGAAATAATTGAGGAATCGTGAAAGCCGTCGATGAGGAATTACATAAAACAGGTTGTTGTATTCCCCACAACGCCACCGGCCCGCTTAAATTAGGAGTGGGATAAAAACCGATTATTGAACCATACAAATAATAGGCATACGGTTGAGCTTGAGCGACGGGATTTCCGTAGGATTGACCCTCTTGATTTTCCAATTCTCGAAAGTCAATCTTTTTAAGACGTACATAATTCCAGAGTACACGCTTTACGTATAGCAATTCAGCGGGAAGCGTATACTCCGCTGTGCCGGGAACGGTGCTTAAAGTATTGTCGGTAGACTCCGCGCACTCAGTAATGTTGTTTACATTGCACTCAGCTTCCCAGAGATATTGATATATTTCAGCGTCCGTACAAAAGTTTGCCGTCGGTTCATTAAATTGCGCCCTAACCGTTGCGAATATTTGCGCTGGTGTCATGTGTCAAGTCCTTTTTCGGTTTAGGACCGGGTTTACTTTTAATCAATTGCGCTTCGAGTTCCGCGATACGCGCCTTTAACGCTTCCGCGTCTTCCGGCTCCGGCGCGTTATCTTCCATGGGCTTATGCGTCCTTAAATGCTTCACAAGCAACGCATCGGAAGCGAAGTTTTCACCGCACATATTACAGATATGCGGCTTTCCGTCTTCATCCCCTGGAATATCCTCGACGCGAAGCATTTTGATAATACCCTTGCCTGGATATTGCCCGACAAAATCCGCAGCTTCATAAGTTCCCATGATGATATGGCCGCCTGCCGGAACCGTGATTTCCTTGTCTTTATACTTTTCCGTGTAATCGGATTCTCCTCTATTCCAGACCTTTGATTTAAGCATGATCGATCTCCTTTGGTTTTGGTGAAAAATTATTGGTGCATATGAACAATCGGCGTATAGCCTGCCGCCGTTGCCACCGCGTTAAATTCAACCTGGATATAGTTCCAGTATGAAATGACCGGCAATTGTACCATAACATTGCCCGTGGTTAATGGAACTTCCCAGGAATAAATACCCGTCGCTCCGGAATAATTGCCCATTGCCGCAACACGTCTAAATGTCGAGGTCGCCGCCGTTCGACTTGCCTGAACATAAACATTGCAAGAGGTAACGCCAAGGCCAGCAGCAAAAGTAGGGAGTTCAATCCATATTTGATTAGCACCCATGATTTTGCAATACGACGTTATGCTTTGTCCGCTTACAAGAGGCAATGAAGTCGCTTGATTTCCATATAAACCGTAAGACATACCGCCCCCTTATTTGCCGAATACAAGGCAGTTATAAACGTCGCCATTGTTGCCGGAAACGATACTGATTACGCCACACGCCACCGAATAACGCCATCCGGCAGTTGCCGCCGAGTTGGCCGTCAAGCATGCACCGTAAACATATTTCAGGTTGGCAGCTGTGGTATCGGCAGTTCCCGAAAGCGTAATTGTACCGAAATCAACGCGCATATTACCCCAGACCGAAGGTCGAGGTATTGCGGTTACGGCAGAAAAGGTCGTTGCCATGATAATTCTCCTTTAAAACAACAAAGTTTTTGACCCGCTATCGTAAAGCCCTTGCATCATTTTATGCTGATTGAACGAATGAATAAAGGCATTAAGCGGCATTTGAATAATCGTTTTTACATTTCCCCCAGGATAAGCGCCCAATATTCCGCCCTCAGTGCAATTATAAAACAAGTGCGGATTATCACCGCCACCACCCAGAGAAATGAATTCAAACCATTTTGCGAAATTGAAATACGAACGCCATGTCCAAACTCGATTACCGAAAACATCGTTCGCCATTTCAACGCCTTGAAACATTTGATCGTAAGGACTATCCCACGCATGGAATTTCTTTTTTTGTGAAAAGCAGAAATCAGCGCCAATAAGAGCAATAGGACAAGCCCCGACAATAGCGCGAGCGAAATAATAACATGCGCCCAACGCATTACCGCCGAGATTGAAACACAGATTAAAAGCGTATTTTTCCGTTTCCCGCATGTATTCAAGGTCAGGAACTGTCGTATTATACCAGAGAATTCTGCCTTGCCATTTTTCAATGAGCTTGGGATTTGCAACCGTACAAGCGATAAGTGTCCGATCTTTCGTCAAGTCCCAATAATACTGTTCATCTTTCTTCCCGCCTTGCGTCATTTCGCCGATTGTTATGTCCTGGCTATCCAAGGTCAAATAATAATCGGCAGGAGTACCAAGGTCTTCGAGAAAGGCAAACGAATGTAGGCAAGAAATAAGACCAATACCGCCCCTTATTTTCAAGTGATGAGCATTGATTTTCAGGGAAGGCCCGGAACCGGCGCAGATCATCGGTTTATACGCCCATTTTGCATGGTCAAGCATTACGCTATTCGCTTTGAAATCGTGCTTTTCCTGATTCGCCTTAAAATGAGCGAGCCATTGATTTTTAAACGATTTTACCGTTATCGTATCGCCTTGACACGCTTGAGCGTAAAGAACCTCTTTTGTTTGCGGCGGGTCAATAACAGGCTGATAATTAAGATCGGAGCGAGTAATCGACAATTCCAGTTGTGCCTTAAGCGCTGCATTTTCGTTCTGTAGCGCAAGAATGACCGGATTAATTACTTGTACCGACCCGTCACCCGCCGTATTTGCCGCATTCGTTAATTCTTCCGACATAATCCCGATTCTCCTTTGGTGTTAAAAATGGGATAGTGATTATTATGCCTTTCGGCGCGGCCGTCCTTCACCAAAGGAGGACAACCACGCCTACCGGGCTTTTACTTTAGTTCAAGAAACTCACATTCGCGAGCACGCTTGTACCGGTTGCGCCAGTCGTAAGAGCACGACCTACGCAAAATACAGGAGCTCCCGCCGTTCCGCCGCTTGCCAGCGTGAACAGATTGCCGAAAGTACCCGACGCGGTAACACCAAGCGGACACCCACCGACAACTCCGGTAGTCGCGGGAGTTTGCACCATGGCGTTATGTCCATTGACCAGTACCCAGCCGTAGTAACTGGTCGCCATGGTCGCGTTTTGAATAACGCCATAAGCGTAATCGCCCAAAGCCATGGACATAGTGACGGTGTACCCGCTGCCACCGGACAACAGATTGACCGCGTAACCGGCTTGCCCCGAAGAAGGCGTTGAACTGTCCATGTAGACATAATTGTACTGGTTTCCGCCGAGCCACTGAATTGCGCCAAGCGCAACGGTATTGCTCAGGGTAACAGCCGACACCGACTCATTAAAGAGAGTCGGATTTTGATATAACGTTCCAGGCATGATATTGCCCCTTTCTAAAGAAAAATTACTGGTTAGCTTACAAGCCCTGTCATCGTTCCCATCATACGCGGATTATCCACGACCAGCGCACCGGCCCAATAAATCTTGGCACTGGAAACGTTCTGATTTGTCGGCTTGATGAACGGTTCAAAGCGAAAATCTTCGTCTTTGTGGACGAATAGGTGAATGTAATCTTCGTTGATGCAGAACAGGTAACCAGTCGGACAACGGTTATCGACTACGTAAGGCTTGCCCTCGAACATGAGATTAACAAAACCGGCATTCGCCGTTTCGCTATCCATGAAACGCTGTTGCGGTTGAAGCAAACCGTAAAGCGAATCGTACATCGTTTGGGTCGTAACGATTACCGACGGCTTGTCGGAACCGATTGTACACTTTCCGAGCAGCGTCCGAAGCGCAGGAATGGAAAGCGCTGTGGTCGTTGAATCGACCTGCGCCGCCCACCAAGTATACGTCGAATCGCTGATCGAACCATAGGACCGACTGGACGAAATGGCAGTCTGCAAACCAACGATTTGCACCGCCGCCGAAGTTCCACTATAAAGCGCCGTACCGAGGTTGTTTGCCATGGTCTTTTCCGCAAGCTGGACTTTCGATTTGACGAAATTGACGATTTGTTCGCGCCCACTATTTTTAAGTTCATCCGTACGCGCAACGGTAATGTTTGCGTAAAGGAATGCCCAATCGAAAATAGCGTTATCGATTTGGTCGTTAGCCGTGGTATTCAGCGTATCGGAACCTTGATACCATCCACTTGCCGTGGTGGTCGCATATGCCACAGGTTGGATAATCTGAGTTCCGCCGTCGATTTTTTCCATCCACTTCTGCCGCGCTCGCTGAAGCAGAACATTACTCGTGAAAATGTTATCCACAAGTTTCGGTACGAAGTATTTTTGGGTAATTGCCCCGACTTCGCCGTAGTTTATCGTTGCCATAGCTCACACTCCTTATTGTTGTGACACACTTGCAAGCATTTCGGCAGCGTTCAGCTTGTTCCATGGCGTTTTAGGATTAAATTGAGGAGCTGAAGGCTTTTGACTTGTTGGGCTTGCCACAACGCCCTTTCGAGCGTTTTCGGCTTGCTGATCGGCCAACTGCTTGCGCGTTGCCGCTTCAGTGTTTGCTCGCACATGGTCGAAACGAATCATTTTATACACATCTTCCAAGTTTGTAAGGCCCGTTTCTTGAGCTTTTTTGAGAACTTGAAAAAGAAGTGTACCTTGACCCGCATCAATGTTCCAGGGTTCATCTTTGAACTTCGATTGTAAAGACTGAATTTCCTGGTCTAAAAGCTTGTCCTCTTTTTCTTCCTT